AAACGTCATACTCATTGGTCTCTCTCCATTTCCATGTCGAAACACCTATCAGCGAAAGGAATCGTATCACTGATAGATGGAAAAAATCAGCGGCTCGTTTTCTAGGGCAGGTGAGCCACGCCTGTGAGGAGGAACCCTAGGCTTCTTCTTCCGACTCTTCTGCCTGAGAGGAGGAGGGGGCTTCAGGCAGTGGTTCAGGTAGAAGTTTTATAGCTTCCTTCAGATCAACCTCTAATCCGTACTGGGCGTGATTGATCAGTGACCCAAGCAGGCTTAACGCCTGACGAGTGGTCTGTACCGCATTGAGTTTTTCAATGCAGGTTTTTGATAAGGCTTCGGCATCGTAGTTCTTGCCGTCGATATTGATTACTCTGTTTGGCTCTGTATTCATTTCTTCTTCCTCGCATCATGTCTGATGACTTGGTAACTCCTAGGGGCATCTACTGCTAGCCGCGCCTGAGGGATATATCTCGGATTAAAATGGTCTCCCCGACCACAGTGTTTGCAGTACTTCTCGGGCTTGAGGTAATACTGCTGTACCCCGACCATCTGTAAGATCACGCCTTTCTCTAGCTGTATCGGCTCGTCTTCTGTGATGATCTCTTCGACTACACCCTCAGGAGTCTCGATGTTCACGAGCGCATCCTGATGTGTGTCGGTGTCCCTAACCCTCCTCACCCAAATGCGGTGGTCGCATGACCCCTCTAAATCAGAAGGGTCAAGATCCCAACCGCCAAATAGCACTGTATCGACAGCGCGGGTGATTCTTAGCGGCATAAGTTCTCCTTAGAACGGCATGTCGTCATCCAAGAAATCATCAACAGGGGCTGATGCTTTCGGCGCGGATTTCGCAGGTTTTGTGGGAACCCAGTAATCGATGTTGAACTGCTTAACTTCGCCGTCGTCACCGAGTTGCTCGCAGACCTTGAGGTTGTATCGGAACTCACCACCTTGGGCGTCGAGTGCCTGTTGCATCTCTGCAATCACGTCCTCATTGATCTTGATATAGCCTTCAAACTTGGGCACATGACTCTTGGTCGCCCAGTCGTACTGCTTCAAGCGGTTCCATTCTTGGATTCGCTTTTCTTTATCCATTGGGTACAGGCGTCCCTTACCTGCTTTCAAACTTTCAAACGCTGTTGGGGTCTTCATATTTATTCTCCATGTAGGATGGTTACTTGACGTCCGCCAGTGGTTCTTCGAAAAGAGTCCATGCTTTCGTCACGGTTTAAAATTGCGTCCTCACCGCCCAAAAACTCAAAGGCTTTCTTGAAGTCGATCGGTGGGGTCTTGGTGATAATTTTCACGGTGGTCTTACCGTTTGACACACTGGCGTCATAGCGGTCAGCAATGTCTTTCTTTAGCTGTGTCGCGTTCTCTGTCAGCACATCCAAGATCTCTAGCTCATCTGAGATGCGGTCTCTGACCTGAACGATGCGGTTCTGAATCTTGGTTAGCTTGTTCAGATCATCATCGTCAGTCACCACGTCAGCACAATCAGCTTCTATGGGGTCGCAATGAATCTTCTTGCTGACAGGGTCATTGAACTCAGCCTGAATGTGTTCCCACCACATGCGGTAAAGATCTAAACGGCTGATCGTTCCCTTAGCAGGGTGTGGGCAATACTTTCTGCTGACTGTTTCGGTAAGAAAGTCTTCCTTGCGGTTGACTCTTTCAATCGTGAACTGAGGCTCATGGGTTTCGTTCTTTGCCAGATAGCAAATGAAGTCACACCAATCGACGTCGAGTACTTCCATCTGCAAGTAAACCTGCCAGAGGTAGACACTCTTCGCCTTGTCAAAGACAGAGTAAGGTTGCTTAGTGTACTGAGGATAAGGGCACTTGATTTCTATACAGCCCTCAAGCCCCACCAAACCGTCGGGAGACGCCGCTAGCCAGTCATGGTCTGGATGTATCACCAAACCTGTTTCTTCAACTGTGTAGCCTTTCTGCTTCTCTAAGAAGATACGAGCGGTATCTTCCATCATCTGACCGTGAGCAACAGCGGGAACCATTTTGAACTCTGACTCAGCCCCTGCCAGTGCGCGTACTTCTTGTCGCACCAGATCAGCGGCTTTCATATACTTGTGCTTACCCTCTAGGGCGGCACATACAGAGGCTTTGATTTTGCCTGCACGGGCTCTATGCCATTCGGGGGAACCTTGGACAGCTAGACTCATTTGGTAGCCCTCCAGTTGTTCTTCTTACAGAGTGCTTCCCAACGACCAGAGTCGTCATTCCACCCACGATTCTGTAGACCCTTCTGGTAACGGGCATACAGTTTCTGGGCATCGCCGAATGATTTGGTTTGCTCGATCTTGGTTTTATGCCAGAGCGCAGTGACCAGTTCTGACTCATCAACTATCTCTTCAGCAGGTTCCATTTCTGGAGGGGTTTGCTGTGGCGCGTCATCGTCTTCGTTGAGCCACATTGAATAACCCAAGCCAAACTCAGCCATTGCCTTAACACGGCAACGTTGCTTGGCGGTATTCACGTCCATTGCTGAAGGACTAGAGATGGGTTTACCGTTCCGATGTATTGGTAGGGCAGTGATATTGGTGTGTTCACCGATGGTCATGCGGCATCTAACTTCCGCACTGCCGTCATCAAAGTAATGACACTCTCTACCTTGATGGTCTTCGGTGAAATTCCACGAGTACTCGGGATAGACGCCCATCATAATTTCATGGGCTTTCATCCACGGCAGGTACTTGAGTACGAGGTCGTCTATTACCTCAGTCTCAGTACAGTGTGGTTTTACATTTATTTCAGATAGCGTTGCCCATATTTGGGCTCTTGTAAGCATATCCATGTCGAAGCTCCTTTGTAGTAGCTTCGATCAATATATATCTACAGATATAAAATTTCAACACTTACAGGTGAAGATTATTCTATGCGTGTAGATTTGTACTCTCTATACACCTTAGATACGAGGCAGTTACCGTGCTTACCTGCCAATTCTCTGACTTTTTTAATCACCTTGCGGCGATTGTAGATTTTATTTTCGGGATCAAGATGATTCATGATGGCTCTAAAAATAACTATGTCTTGCTCTAACTCCTGCACTGATTGAGCCCTCCAACAACTCTTTGGTTTTAGAGGGCTTTTTACTTTATAAGCCCTTTAATTGGGTCACGATTTGTACGTTATTCGGACGACATGATCTTAGCTAGAGGTTGAAGAACGTTCTCATCCGCGCTAAGGCGGTACAAAAACGCGACAGAACGGGCGAACTGTTGCGGAGAAAGTGTTGCATCCGTTGCAGAACGAAATTCTTCGACGGCAACAATAGTATTCATCAGCTTCTCAGCATCGATGTCTCGCTCATTCTCTGGTTCAGAACCATCGATCCATGTTCGCATATCCATTTCGAATACATCACAGAACTTGAGCATGGTTCTTGGGTCTTGTGGCAGGGAGCCTTGTAGCCACCCGTGGGCAGTTGCCTGACTGCAACCGACTTGTTGCACTATCAAACTTGCACGACCCCATTCCTTGACGCCGCGTTTTTCTAGGTGAGTGTTGATAATTTCAGCGCGTTCATGCTTTTCCATATACGCCTCCTTGTATTTTTGCGAACGCTATAGCAATAAGTTGCCCTTGTCTATCCATAAGTTGAAATTTAACTCTTTTGGGTTATTAGTTGACAGAGTTTCTATCTACAGATTATATTTTACACCTATAGCTAATACATGGACACGCTTATCGAATGATCTATCGCCCCGCAGTATCGAAAAACACGCACTATACGAAGCTACCTAATGTACTTCTACGCGGCGGGGTGTCTGCATCAGAAGCAAGAGAGGACGGGATCACCCCCGAGGCTCTCGGCGTTCTCGTTTACCTCTTATCTCATGTCGATGACTGGCAAGTAACGCAGGCTCAACTGTGCAAAGTGTTCAGTGTCGGCAAAACAAAAATGCAGTCCATAACAAAGTGCCTAGAGATTGGCGGCTATCTAAAAAAGGTGGCTTGCCGTGGTGCTAATGGACAGTTTGGTGGTTTCGATTGGATGGTTACCGATACACGCAACCAGTTTCCTGATTCCACCGAGGCTGATTTTCCGTCTGCGGTTAAACCGTCTACGGGTAATCAGCCACAAAGAAAGACTATTACTAAAGAAAACCATTGGAAAGACGACCTCCTTTCTTCTTGCCCTAACGGGGTATCAAAAAGAAGTTGGGAGAAGTGGTGGGACTACAAGGTAGAGGGAAACTCAAACCGCAAAGTAGCCAAGGCAACAATCACCCGTCAGACACATGACTTCGAGGTGATGGTTAAGGCGAAGTTCGATATGGAGAGCGTAGTTGACTACGCCATATCCAGAGGTTGGCAAAGAGTAGGGCAACCAGACTGGCAGGGAATCCAGTGCTTCAAAAAAACAACAAGACATGACGATCTACTGGGGGCTGTCAAATGAATGTAAAGGAACTGAGCCAAGAACTGGCTCGTCACACCACGTCGGTGTGCCATGAATTATTTCCAGATGGGCGAGTTGAATCTGGATGCTACAAGGTAGGGTCTATCCAAGGTGAAAAGGGTAGATCCATGTCTGTTTACCTGAGCGGTGATCAGGCAGGGAAGTGGATGGATTTCGCTACGGGTGATGGGGGTGATCTTCTCGACCT